TCAGAAATTGCTTTTCCTTGAGACTTAATGGTTTTAACAGTTCTAGGACTGTTAACGATTGGTTTTCGCGAAGTTTGAGAGGCCTTCTTGTTGCTATTACGAACAACTTTCTTAATGAGTTTTCTTTCAGCCTTATTAAGTTGTTTCGCTGTTGTGACAGCAACGGTCTCTGCAACCTTTTTAGCTTCTGCTTTAGTTTTTGATTTTTCACTTTTCTTTGCACTCTTCTTTTTGTTAGGCATTGTATCCGAGTCAGTATAACAAAAGTCACAATCACACTTGAGTGTAGTTCTACGATTTGAAATTGTATAATTCCGGGTAGTAGCCGTGGCTCTATTTTTGGATTTGGGGAGTTGCAAATTATGTTAATTTAAAACACCTGGCTGATAAGTTAGGTACACCAGGTATCTTCTAATCAACACAGGCAAGCAACTCATCCAGGGGCACCATCTCGTCAGTGAGTTGAGAAAAAACCGAACTCTCCTCACATCCTTCGGGATGGCCTAGATAAAACCTGTATACAACATCGTCAGACCAAACGAATTTGTTAACAGGCACTCCAGCGGCATCGAGTTCATTTCGGTACATCATGATGTAATCTAATAGAGTCCCCTGAACAACATCACGTGCGTCAGTAAAGAACAAATAAACTCGAGCTGATAACAATCGCTGAAGATTTACAGTGTGATCACCAAGTCCACCCTTCATGATCAAGGAGGACAGAATTTTAGGAGTTTCAATCTTCGGTACAAAGTAACCAACCCCATGAAAGGTTGTCACCACAGGACTTGTACTAAGATACTGTATCTGCGAAAAATTCTCTGGAAATTGAAAATCCATTTCATACCCAAAATAGAAATTCCAATAATGGACTAGGTGATCAAAAAAACTCTCGTTTCCCTTTAAACATCTCATCATCTCCTGTATGGTCAGAATAGTTCTCTTTGACATATTGTCTATAAGTCTTGTACCCGTATTTAATTGCCGCATTAAACTCACCGAGCTTATGGCAACCAGTATTACCAGGTGAAGTCCTACCATTACCAGAGTTTTGACCATCGTCTTTTATAACTATCTCTCCACGTGGGAGAACAATATATGAAGACGCTGATGTTTCAACCAACCAACGTCTCAACCAGTGAGTGTTGACTTTATGATTGACATCAAAACCAAACTTAGAACAAAGTTCGGCTGGTATAAACTTGGTTATTGGTTCAAACTGGGGGTAGAACCGACTAACAACGTCAATTTCCTTAAGTTGCAAGAACTTACGAAGTAGTTTATCCCATTTTCCTACATCGTAAAAGGCTTCTTTTTCACCAGGATGGTGAAACATCTTAGAGAACTTATGATGGTATTGACCATTAAAGAGGGAAAAGCCTAAACCGTGGTTTCCTTCAAACCAATGTTCCATCCATTCCATATCAAAATCAAGATTTAACTGATGATCTAGCATCAAATGATAAATTGCTGCTATTATAAAAGCTCTTGCCTTTTTCTGTTCATAGACTTTAGATCTAGGTCTTATTTCACATTTTAAATGGGCTAAGAATACGGGATCAACCTCCCCGCGAAGGACATCAGCTATAAATTGATAATATGACATTCGGAATTCAGGGTCTCGGAACAACTCACCTTTATTTTTGTATTTTTGATTAAGAAAAACAGTTGCAGACTTATCATTCTGCATCAGTGAAACTACTTCATCAAAACTTAAGACTTGAGGATTAGTATGCAAAGGTAAATGGTATTGATAATACCATTCTTGTGCTTGCTGCCAATCATCAGTCAAGAAATGACCTGGATCTGGCTCATTTTTAAAATATTTAGCAATATCATAATAAGTGAGTCTATCATCAGGAGGGACAAGGCAATAATCTCTTTTAAGAACAGAGGTATCTATACCTTGCTTCTCAAGTAGTTCTTCCATGACATGATCATCAGACCATTTGTTTTTCTTTCTGGAATAACCATATACTGATCCAACATGTCGATGGAACGGTATATTATCCATTTCAAAACTACGAAAATAATTCAGTTTAGGTTGAGGCATTTTCCATAGATAAGGTTTAAAGAGACGAGAGAAATCTAGTTTTTTGAAAGACACGTAATAAGGTGAACGCCCTGGTTAGGTGCTTGTTGAGTGCCACGCCCGTGGCCGGCTCTGTGTGCTGCGACGATCCGCCCGGTTGTAGTGTTAAGCACCAAACCGGCACACGCACCTTCCATTGTTGTACAAGTATAACAAACTTCACCAGAATCAAGAATACGAACAATTTGACCATGTGATATCTTGAACTTAGGTTCAGTATCACCGTTCTGTTTGTTTTGGTACCATCCAAAATACGTGACATTGTCACCCATTGATGCACCAATCAGGTTCGTTTTATAACGATTACCATTTGTGCTCTTTGTCTTCGCTTTAACAAGATCAACAGGCGTGTTTGGTCGTTTGGGATCTAGCAAATTAACTCTGCTAAATTCTTTTTTCTTGTAGTTTGTTTTTCTTTCAACAAGGGTTTTTGACTCTTTAGCGTCAGGAACAAGGTCAACAATTGTCACTTCATGGTCATCTTTCAAATGATCAAGGGCATGTGCAACGGTATACACTTCATTTCCAAAGTAAAACGCGCACACATTAAAACCACGAGCGACATTTGATGGCAATCCAGGTTGTT